ATTCGAGCATACTATTAATATTATAAGGTAATACTACACGTTTGCCTGCTTGCTCACTTTCATATGAGAAAGCATATGGATCATAATTAATATCACGATTTACAGCAAAAAAATCAGTTGGGCGGGATGGCATACTAGTAACCGTTTTACCACTTATCGAATTTGCTGTTATACGTCCCTTTATTTGATTTTGGTTTGTAGTTGCATTATTAACAATTATATTTGCTACTTTTGTAAAATCAATTGTTAAATAATGATAATCTTCTCCCGGATAAAAAAATGTTTTACTAGATTGTAATGCTTTACCTTCACCATTAGCATATCGAATATCTATAGATGATATATCTTGAGATGCTGGTTGATATTTTACATAAAATGTTTTAATTTGTGTTTGATCTTCCAATATAACATCTGGTAATTCTACTGTAGATATATCATCATTAACTTTATTTACAATTGTTACTCGCGGAGGAAATGTATAATAGGAAAACCTAGTTTCGATAACATCATTAATTGATTCATTAGTATAATCCCAGTTAACCGGTTCAATTTCTAATTTTGTAATTAAATTATCGTTATTTAAAATAATATTATTATCAGGGTCTCGCTTCGTTAAAGAAACAGATCCAGTTGACAAATTATTTTTATACTTATTATTTAATTCTTCCTGAGTTGGCATAATATTATCGTATTACTTTGAAATGTACTAAATCAGTTACATATTGTTCAGTAATTCCATCTACTAATTTAAATTCCAATCTATAATAACGTTCCGGCATAAATCCAGACATATCGATGTGTATAAAATTACTAGTAGAATCGCAACTAATTTTATTATAAATATCTTCATATGGAATTATGACTTCATCTGTAGCTGCATCTATTACACTGTAATATGTCGTAGTTGGTAAGTATTTTACTGTCTGATATGGAGATAGGTTAGTTGGAGATTTTCTAGGATATCTATCTCGAGCATATATTCTAATTTTAGCAACTTCAGTGTCTTTATACTGAGGTTTAACGTCGGCATATACAACATATGACTCAGTATTAGCCGCAGTTAACGATCCTGTTGTAAAAGTGCTGTTATCCCAGTACATTATTAATCTAGGGACATATACAGTATGAGTATCTCTACTAAAATATCTGATATACCCATTGACATTTGGATCTGTTACATTGGCATCAGAAAATCTTAATATCAATCCGTTATTATCGATAGTATTACCATTACTACCAGATATCCACAATTTAATAGCATCTGTTATATCTAAATTAATATCAGTGGCATCTCGATATGGTAAACTAGAATAAGATGTAGGTCCGGTAATTTGTTGTATATCAAAGAAACTTTGATTAAAATTAACTAAATTAAAATAACTACCCGATGTAGAATATAACCAGCTACCGCCGCCAGATGCAGATCCAGTTATCATGTATGAACTGCTATTGTATTGACCAGATGTTAGCCACGCAGATCCAGTTGATGGATATAACCATGCAGCCCCATTCGATGTAATAGTAGTAGGAGAAAAATATCCAGTACCATTAATCCATGACTGTGCTACTACATTTGCCGTTACAGTGTATTCTGCTGGTAAATTTTTTGCATCGGTAGTATATAACTGTAACATAAATTTACAATTATTTAAGTTTGCGGAATATTTAGATAATGCAGATGTAATCTCTGGCATATTAAATTTAAGTATCGGTCTAGATTCATACAATGTAGTACCATCTGTACCATATCGTTTACCAATTTCTAAAATCTCATCTAATCCAGTATTTGATTGTTCAGCGCCTTCATATAATGTTGTATCGGACTCTGTATAAAATATTTTAAACATATTATAATATCATTTCTGTTAATGTTGTTAAACTTCCTGTTAATGAACCTGAATATACGGTGTTAATAATAGTATTTCCAGCAATAATAGAACCTGTATAATTTATTGCAATACCACTGCCCGTTCCATATATTGAACTATTTAATAATTGCAGCGTACCGGTACTCGTAGCATTATATAAAGTATGATTAGCTGCACCGTTTGCAATAAATGAATTATTAATAGTTACTATAGTACTACCACCAGATGTCATAGCACTACTTGAATTCGCCATTTTAATATAGCTATTTGAAATTTTAATAGTAGAACCAGTAGAACCACCATAATATAATAATGCATTATCAGTTACAGTTGATATAATTCTAGCATTATTAAATGTTACCGAACTAGCATTTGATGGTACTGCAACCGTACGGAAATTACCATTAATTGTACCGGTAAAGTTAATAACATTATTAGCACCATAGCTATGAAATAAATGATTAGTAGTTTCAGATGATCCTAATGTGTATATATTAGCATCGATATTAATTTGGTTATTATATGAAACTCCAATTCCACTCGTCGTACATAATACTATACATTTACCACCCCCAGCTGAAGATCTTGTGTAAATGTTTCCTTTATAATTTATTTTACTATTTGGATTGATAATATAAAATAAACAACTAGTATATGAATTATCACTGTAATCCATAATATCCGCATTTAAATTTAAAACATAATCCGCTACTGAAGACGCATCTCTAGTAGATACGATAGTACCATTAATCGAACCATATATTTGATAATCGTGATAAATTTGTTTAATATTAACATTAATGTTTTTATGTCGCAAATCTCTTAGATTTAATAATTCGTGTAATGAATTAAAACATGTTTCTCCAGATATATCAATCGTAGATGTATTTGAAAAATGATTTCTAATAAAAATAGCACTTCCGGCAAACGATGATCCATACTGATAATCTCGATGGCGTACATACGATTTAAAATTTAAAGTAGCATCAGAACCATTACCGTATATGAAATGACAACATCCAGCACCAGTTTGACCGCCTAAATATCTCCAACGTTCTTCATCTGCAACTATAGTTACATTGAATACTGTACTCACTGTATTTGATTTACTAATATCAGTTAATGGTGTATGATTGGAAACTAATAATTTTACTTGAGCAAAAAACGTACCACCACTATCCGAACTTACCTTAAAGAAATTATTATGACCGACACTATTATCGGGACCAACTCCTGTTTGTTCAAATTCTAAATGACCTAATACTGTACAAGTTTCATTTGTTGTGCTAGTTGCATTAAATAATGCCATCGCTGTACCAACGTTACCATGGTTAATAAATTTTATTTTTGCACCAGGCATGAAATAATATGTTACTCCATTTTTCCATAAATTAACTTGATCAATAATACTATTCAATGCTCCTGATGTATTATCGAATGTATATTCACCAGCCATTACATACACAATCGAACCAGATGTAGCAGCTGTTTTTGCAGCATATAAAGTTTTTAGTGGTTGTATACTACTTAAACCGTTGCTAGAATCACTACCACTAACCGATACATAAATCTGAGTACTACTAGTAGCTATTGTTATAGCCGCAGGAGCATTAAGTGCGTATGATGCTGTTGCTACATAACTTGCAGTTGATGCAAATGAAGCAGATGTTGTAGTTGAAGCAACTGTTGCGAATGAAGCAGATACTGCTCTAGATGATGATATTGCATTAGTAGCAGTTGCTTGTACGGTACCGACCCCATTAAAAAATGATAAAACGCCGGTAAATCCATTATATGATATATCCTGAGTATTAACTAGTTCAGCTGAAGCAGAATCTATATTTTGACTATCAACCATTGCTAAAAAATAACTACCAGTTCCAATTGCGTTTTGTACTGATATAGTTGATGCAATGTTTGCTGTATTAGCAGTTAATGCTCTAGAAGCACTAGTTGCAAATGATGCAGTTCCTTGAAGTGAACCGGTAGCCGATAATGAACCAGATAAAATGAATGCTTCTGGTTTTGCCCCACTTAATAAATCATATAAATCTGATACGTAACTAGATGAAATTAGTGCACCTGGCACTATATTAGGTCGGTTATTAGAAAATACACCCATTTAAATATCCTTTTAATATAAATATGGGTGTATTATTTTATACTAGTAAGAAACTACCGCACCAACGATATCAGAATCTGGAAATTTTATTTCAAATATACTAGGATCTAAACTAGGATATATAATACCTTTACGATCAGCTACGGTTATATCATATACATTACCAGAATATCCTTTATCACTATCATATAAATTTTTATAAGTTACACCCATTAATGACTGAACTCCTTTAACATTACTGATAATATTAATAACATCATATTTTAATATAGGTTGATTAATTTGCCATTTATCAATATCAAAATATTTTTTTAATTCAGAAATACATTTCAATAATACTTCATTACTATTATAATTTGGTAGTACTGTAATTTTAAATTCAATTCCGATATTAATTATAAATGCATCCTTAATATTTACAGCATCAGTTAACATACGATAATAATCAATATATGTTTTTAAATTATTTTTAACCGCAGTATTTAATTGAGTTAATTGTTTATTTCCATTATAACCCAATACATATAAATTCATGGCTAATGGATTAGCAATTCGTTCTTTACTAATTTGGGATATTTGATCGTCAGGTATGATATATGCTTTAGAGACACTACCAAATCTAGATGGCATAGAATAACAACGAATTATATAATCTTCTTTTGTTACTAATCGGTTTTGTGTAGCAAAATTAGCTAATGCATTATTTTTAATATCCTCTAATGAATCTACTGTTTTACCACCAGTTGCTGGGGAACTGTTATCAACCGATACTGATGATTTTATAAAATTAACTAATGATGCTTGATTTGTAGTATTAATATTTTCAATATAAGAAATGCTGTCAATTTCAGTTAAAACGCCAGCTGGAACATTATCGGCAATACCATTACCAGTTGTATAAGTTACAGTTAATGTTGTATTTGAAGGCGCTTGTCCGTATGTTCTAGTATATAAAAAATTCGAAGGATCTATATCGATATCAATTTCACGACGAAATCCAGATAATCCATTTCCTACATTATCCGGATTAGGTATAATCTCTTCATCATTATTTGATGAAACCCCAGATCCAAATTGTAATTCTAATTTTTTATCAGATCTAAGTCTAGTTATAAAACGCTTAGCTGTTTTTCTTAATTTTAATAAACTCGGAGCAGATGCACGGAAAGGAGCTAGATCTGGGTCATTTTCTACCAAATTTGGAATCGACTCAAAAATTGTATCTTGTGCTAAATAAGGAACTTCATACCACGTATCACCATCAGTTTCTGTAACCGACACGACATCTATTATATTAGTATCAGTTAATACTACTTTATCATATGCAATTGCATCATTAAATGTAAATGTGGCAGTTTTAACATCGCCGGATACAGCTTTAACTTGTTTTTTTAGTAAATAATATATAGGCTGTTTAGTTGTTTCGTTTGTTTCATAAATACTAATATCTGTTAGATCATATGATGAACTCATTGAAAAATTAACAGGATCTAATGTTCTAAATTTAGCAGTACCATCTTTCTGTTTTACACGCATACCTGGTTTAATTGATAATGCATAATTAAAATCTGGCATTACATTAACTCCACTACCGATTGCTGGAACTAATTGATATACATCTAATAATACAATAGATGATACAACATTCTTTGCATTATACCCTAACATACGAGCTAAATCATATACATTTGCTGATTCT